GAATCCCCTACCCGCATGCACATGGTGTGCATGTATTTAAGGTAGGTTCATCCTCCACGAGGTCTTCTATGGAACGTCTTCTTCTCCTATTCGTCGGGGTGTGCCTGGCGGTTCTATCCGTTTGGTTAATCCTAACGATGGTTGCAAGTGTTCCATTGCGGGTGGACAGCAAAATCGTCCTTTCAACCCCGCAGACCACCCCCCCACAAGGGGATTCACCACCTGGTGGCAGCAATGCTGCTAGATGGGAGTGGCAATGAGTGTATTTGGGACCGCTGGTCGCGGCACGTTCAATTCGTGCGAACGGATCGAATATGCCAATGGCAAGAAGTCTACCACTCATGCGGAACCAACTCCGTACGAACTACAGTATGTACACTGGCGTAGGGTGCGATTAGGCGCCCCACAATGGTGTGTTACTGTAGGTAGTCCGAATTGGATCCGTGATCACTACGGACGGGTAACCCTACTGAATCGAGCGTATGCGAACTTAATTGAACAAATAGGTCCGCGTGCTCAACTTGGTTCCGGGGTCCTTGAAGCTCGTGATTCCCTGCATATGATCGCAGGGCGTGCTACGCAACTGTGGCAAGCTGCTCGCGCTCTTAAACGCGGGCGTCTGTGGCAATTTTGCGATATCCTGGCCATTCCTAGGCCAGGTAACCGTAATCTTGTCACTAAGCCAAAACAAGCTGCAGGTTTGTGGTTAGAGTACTGGATGGGTTGGGCCCCCCTCGCGTCCGATATACACAACTCTCTCGTCGTCGTAACATCTAGCGACGCTTGGGATGAGTGGATGTCTATCGTGGGAAGGAGTTCTCAACTCATTGTTCACGAGGTAGCTGCTGGCGGAACAGGATGGGTTTCTGGTCGTGGTAGGGCGTACGCCTTACAAGCAACCGAAGTTCGCCTGACAAATCCTAATGCGGCCCTCGCGGATCGGCTCGGGGTGTTGAACCCCTTGCAAATAGCCTGGGAGATTATTCCTTTCAGCTTTATGGTTGATTGGATAGTGAACATTGGTTCTGTGGTGGCTAGTTTGTCCAGTTTCGCTGGTTATTCGTTACGGTATTCGTATAATACCTTTGCAGGTACGTACGATGCGTTTCGATACCAGGGACAGCCGAGCCAAGCCGTTTATACTGCAGGTCCAACACACTGTGCCTACATGAAAAGGACACTCGGAATTCAAACTCCGAAGATCCAATTTATGGACGTACGTCTTCCCGTCACGAGGGCGGCGACTGCAATTTCCCTGCTTACGCAGATGCTTCGCAGCCTTCCACCGCGTTAACTTTCTTAAGGAGTACGATATGCCCACAATGGCAAACATCACCGTCAAGGCAAACAATGGCACGACTGACGTCGTCCTCACTTCGCTTGTTCCGTCGTCTGGTGACAAGAACCCCGCTCGTTGGCGCGTTGAAGATGCGCTTACGGCCGTGGGGAACCGTCGCACGCTCACCGTTATGGCTGAGCCGACGAATTCGAACGCGCGTCGTGTGACCTCCCGGTTCAACTATCCGGTGGTCCGACAGGTGAATGGGGTTGACACGCTCATTGGCCGCATTCCCCTGGAAATCAGTGGGGTGTATGGCCAGCAGTACACGCAGGGTGAGATCGACGAGGCTGTTTCACAGGGCTTGAATGCATTTGCATCCACGCTCGTGCGCGATAGCTTTAAGTCGACTTACGCACCTTCTTAATCGGAGGCGCGCCCCTTCGTTAGCTAGTACAATAATCTAGCTGACTCGCGTGCGTGTGTCACTTCTCTTACAGGAGCTTATCCCATGAAACGTCTCGAGGCCTCGCATTATCGCCTTGTACGGAATGTTTGTGAAAGCATCAGCTCACCACTGAGTCTCGGGGTCTTTCTCCGAGTTAAGTATGGTGAGTGGGGTCAACTGCCAACTAAGGTAAACCCCTTTGACTATCTTGATACTGTGTCGGGAGCCAAACGGTTCGCACGAGATCTCCAAGTCGTTGACCTCCTCCGCAAGGCGGAGGGAATCGACATTGGCATAGATACCCGTGCTGCCGCGGTGGCAGCCTTTCACGATCAAGAGAAGGTCAACTGCCTGACAAATCATCGTCTCTCTTTCCATTTGAATGGGCAATTAAATCCAGTTATGGACCCAGTTGCCTTCGGCGCTATCGACACCTTCGTGTCGGTCGTTCGAAATAACATTCGCATGGTCTGTGGACGCCTCCCTGATACGCTTGAGGGAGGTTTTAGCAGTGGGACGAACGTTGGGCTTCGATATGATGCTTCCACCAAATGCCATAAACTACAAAAACCCACAATGACAGCGGGCGCTCGATACCTAGCTCAGTGGCTCATGCCACAAGCCTGGGAACGTGCACTCGCCGAGTCTAACTCTTCTATCGATTCCTTTCTTGTAAGATCAGAGAAATTCGGTACCGTCCCTAAGAACTTTAAGACGGACCGGACGATAGGCGTTCAACCTGTATGGAACTTGTACCTCCAAAAGGGTATAGGCGACTACTTGCGCGATCGTCTGTTGTGGAAAGCGAGTATTGACCTTAAGCATGGTCAGGCGACGCACATGCGAAATGCGTGCGTTGGGTCTGTAACGGACCAACTCGCTACGATTGATTTGAAGAATGCAAGCAACTCTGTCTCAC